TTGGCCAATATTGGGCGCTGAACACCACGGCGAGCAATAATCCCCCGCTTTATGTCAGCGCCACCGGCTATTCGGGTTGGACCGCCGCTCCCGGCTTTTCTGCCTACGGTAGCTCCTATTACTTCCGGTACCTGAAGTTCGACGGCAAGGCCCTATACCTACTCGCCGGCTGGAACGGCGGTAACGCGGGGACCCCGAGGCGCACACTCGACGGCCTCAATTGGTCGAACCCGAGCGGCCCTGGCGGCAGTTCCTGGGTCTTGCCGGTCAAGACGCCAACTTGGTCGGGCGTGGTGTCCTATTCGCCCGGTACAGGGGCGACCGTTCTGAACCCGGCGGGCGGCACGGGAAATCAAATTCAGGCGCACAGCACCAACGATGGCGCCGCCCTCAGTGCAAACTCGGAATATCTGACGCTTCTAGACGAAGCTGGCGGCCGTCTGGTCTCACTGATTCAGTGGAATACGATTAGCAGCCAAGTATTCACCATCAATCCCATGACGATGTTCGCCCTCCCGGATGCGGCGACGACGCCGCCGACCTATGCTTACGGGGTCTAAAATGCTTATCGCTGAAGTCGACGCCGCTAATGTCTGGCTTGGCCAGATCCGCGAAATCTCCGATCTGGACGTCTGCCCGCCCGGTTGGCGCATCGTGAACGCTCCCGCGCCCGACCTCGCGGCCGACCAAGTCGCCTTGGTCTCGGGCGATAGCTGGGTCGTGATCTCGGCGGCCGATCGGCCGGCCGTCCCCGCCGTGCGGCTACCGGTCATCTCCAAAATCGACTTCTCGCGCCTCTTCACCGGCGAGCAGATGGTCAAGTATCTGGCGCTGAAGGCGGCGGCCAAGGCCCTGACGCCGGCGGACTTCGCCGACCCGGCCAAGGCCGTCACCATCCAGGCCGCCGTCATGTTCGAAAAGTTCGGCCTGCTGCCCGACCTGATCGAGCTGGACCACCCTGAGACTATCGCCGGCGTCGGCCAGATCCTCGTCGCGGCCGGCGTCTTGCCCGCGCCCGAGGCCGAGCGGATCCTCGCCAACGTCCCGCCGGCGGAATGAAACCCGCCCTCCAGCTGGTCTTCCCAGAGACGATCGCGCTGTCCCCCTTGGGCGCGATCGTCGACGGGCGGGCGCTCTTCACCCTCATGACGCCGGTCCCGATCGGCCTTCGACTGTTCGACGGCCGCGAGCTGCACCTCTTCACCATTCCGGCCGGCACGAAGACCGACGGACTTTCGGTCCCGCGCCCGGCCATTTGGTGGCAGGATCCGTTCGGCCTGGGCTGGCAGGCCGCGCTGCCTCACGACTACCTCCTGCAGCGGATGGCCGCCGGCGTCGTCGCGGGCCCCAAGATCCTGGTCGATCTCGTCTTCCTCCTGGCCCTGCTCTCGCTGGGGGCTAGCTTTCCTCGCGCTGCGGTGATGTTCCTGGCCGTCCGCACCCGCCGACGTCTGGTCCGATAGACGACTGATCGAACGACAGGCGCGCGCGGTGCTGGCCGGCCTTGGCCATCGTGCCGCCGATGACGACCCCCGCCGAAACCGACCGCCGACTGGGCGACCTGCTGCGCTACGGCACGGTATGCGAGGTCTCGGGTACGTACTGCCGTGTTCGGATCGATGACGGCTTCGAGACCGACTGGCTGAAGATGCCGCCAGCTCGCGCGGGCAAGGTCCGGATCTGGGCGCCCTACTCCGAAGGCGAGGAAGTGTCCCTGGCCTGTCCGGACGGGGACATCGCCGCAGCCACCATCCACGCCAGCCATTCGACGGACGAGTTCGCCCCACCGGAAGATCCGACCCACACGCGCATCGACTGGGCGGACGGATCATGGATCGGCTACGACCCGGGCGCGGGCGACATGACGGCCGTCGTGATCGGCAAATTCACGCTCAGCGCCGGCCTGGTGATCCTCGACAGCGAAGTCCAGGTCTCGGGCAAGGTGACCGCCACCGGCGAGATCTCGTCCGACCAGGACGTGAAAGCCAAGTCCGTCTCCCTCCTCGAGCACGATCACCAAGAGACGGGCGCGATCACCAAGAAGCCCCGCCGATGAGGGGCGTCGACCGCGATACCGGCCGGCCCATCGAGGGCCGCGCCTACCTCCGCCAGCGGATCGACGACGTGCTGATGACGCCGATCGGCTCGCGCGTCATGCGCCGCGACTACGGCTCGCGCCTGGCCGAGCTGGTCGACATGGCCGTCAATCCGGCCAACGTCCTGCTGCTCTATGGCGCGGTCGCCGAAGCCCTGCAGCGCTGGGTCGGCGGCTTCAAGCTTTCGCGCGTCCAGCTGCTACGCGGCGACGCCCCGGGCCAGTTCATCCTCGCGCTCGAGGGCGTCGAGACCGGCCAGCCCACCACCCCCGACCTCACCCGCATTTCGGTTCCGCTGCGCCTGGGCGCGGCGGGCCTGCCCTAAGGAGCGACCATGGCCGAAGACTACATCCACGGCGTCCGCGTGATCGAGGCCGCCAGCGGCGGCCGGGCGATCAGCACGGTGGCCACCTCGATCATCCTGCTGGTCGGCACCGGGCCCGCGGCCGACGAAGACTACTTTCCTGCCAACCAGCTGGTGCTGGTGACCGACATCGACGCCGCCATCGCCAAGGCCGGCGACACCGGCACCCTGAAGTCCAGCCTGCAGGCCATCGCCAACCAAGCCGCGACGATCTTGGTGGTCGGTCGCGCCGAGGCCGCAGATCCCGAGGATCTCGAGGCGGCCATTGTCGACCTGATCAAGGCTGGTCGCACGGCCGAGGCCCGGCTGGGCGTCAAACCGCGCATCCTGGGCGCGCCCGGGCTGGACACCGAAGCCGTCGCCACGGAACTGGCGCTGACGGCCGCCAAGCTGCGCGGCCGGGCCTATGCCCGCACGATCGGCGCGACGGTGGCCGAGACCCTGACCTATCGCGCCAAGTTCTCGGCCCGCGAACTGATGCTGATCCGCGGCGACTTTTCGGCCGCCGGCGTCGCCGTCAACGCCGTGGCCACCGCCATGGGCCTGCGCGCCAAGATCGACCAGACCCTGGGCTGGAACCGCACCATCTCCAACGTGCCCGTCGCCGGCGTCACCGGCATCGTCGACCCGCTGTTCTTTGACCTGCAGGACAGCTCGACCGACGTCGGTGTGCTGAACGCCGCCGGCGTCACCTGCCTGGTCAGCCTCAACGGCGCCTTCCGCTTCTGGGGTTCGCGCACCTGCGCGCCGGCCGACAGCGATTTCGTCTTCGAGAGCGCCGTCGCCACCTCCGAAATCCTGGCCGACACCTGCGCGCGCGGGCAGGCCTGGGCCATCGACAACCCGATCACGCCGCAGCTGGGTCGCGACCTGGTCGAGGAGGTGAGCACCTATGTCCGCCGCCTGAAGGCCGGCGGCTACATCATCGACGCCAAGGCCCAACTCGACGCGGGCGCGAACACCAAGGAGACCCTGGCGGCCGGCAAGCTGACGATCTCCTACGAGTACACCCCGACGCCGCCGCTCGAGGGTCTGACCCTCGTCCAGGTCATCACCGACAAATTCCTGGTCGACTTCGCCGCCCAGGTCGCCGCCTGACCCCGCGCCTCGGCGCGGGTGATCGCCCGCGCCGGACCCTCAACGTTCCGGAGCCCCCGCTATGTCGAAACTTCCCTCCAAGCTCCTGCTGTTCAACCTGTTCCTCCAAGGCTACGGCTTCGGCGGCGAAGGCAAGAACGCCAAGCTCCCGTCAATCAAGTTCCTGACCGAGAAGTTCAGCGGCGGCGGCATGGCCGGCTCCGTCAACTGGCGGACGGGCCAGGTCGATGATCTGAAGCTCGAGTACACGATCGGCGGCTTGACCGTCCAAGGCATCCGCGCCATGGGCGCCACCGCGATCGATGGCGTGCAGTTGCGCTTCGTCGGCGCCTACCAGCGTCCGGATACCGGAGACACGGCCCAGGCCGAGGTCGTGGTGCGCGGCCAGCAGAACGAGTGGGATCCAGGCGACGTCGAGAACGGCAAGGACACCGAGCACAAGTTCACGATCGACGTCGTCTACTACAAGCTGATCGTCGACGGCCGCGACGAGATCGAGATCGATATCCTGAACGGCCTCGTGATCATCGACGGCAAGAACCAGTTCGAAAAGCTGCGCAGCCTCGCCGGCTACGCCTGATCCACCCTCATCCATCGCTCATCGCCAGCGGCGCGGCTCCGGGACTTGTAGGGAGCGATCGCGCCGCCGGCGGGGCCAGGCGCTCGCGTCCCTGCCTGGCGACCACAGCCCCCGGGGAAGACCATGACCGACACCAAGACCGACAACTACGTCGACGTCCCGCTGACCAAGCCTTTGGTTCGGGGGGAAAACACCTACAACAGCATCCGCCTGACCAAGCCCGGCGCTCCCGATCTGCAGGGCTGCCAGATGTTCGAGCTGGTGCGCATGGACGTCACCCAGGCCCAGAAGGTGCTGCCTCGGATCAGCACCCCGACGATCAGCGCCCAGGACTTCATGGGCGGACCGAACGCCAACATCGACATCGCTGACCTCTTCACTATGGCCAGCGAGGTCGCCGGTTTTTTGCTCGGGACGCGGATGGTGGACTCCCAGACGACGTAGACGAGGCGGTGGCGGACATCGCCGCCGTTTTTCACTGGAGACCTGACGACTTCGCCCACACGTCCCTCCCGGACCTGGTGCGCTGGCGAGAACGAGCCGTCAAACGCTGGCGTCAAATGAACGGCATCAAGGACGACTGACATGGCCGATCGCAACATGCGCCTACAGGTCATCCTGGCGGCGGCGGAGAAGTTCTCCGCCCCGTTCGCCAAGGCCTCCAAAGCCACGACGGTCCTATCGAAGGATCTCAAGGCTGCGCGCGATCGCGTGAGGGATCTCGACGACACCAGCCGGCAACTGCAGGGCTTCCAGAAGCTCGAGAGCGAGATCGTCTCGCTTGCCCAGGATCTGAAGAAGGCCAAGGACGCGGCGGCGGCGCTCGAGAAGAAATTCGACGACACCGCCAAACCGACCAAGCGCCTCATGAACGAGACGATGAAGGCGGCCGAGGCGGTCGCTAAGCTCGAGGCGAAACAGCGCGACCAGGTCGGCCGCCTCGAGCAGGTACGCTCCAAGCTCCACGCCGCCGGCGTCGAGACCGGCGACATGGCCAAAGCCCAGCATCGGCTGCACGACCAAGTCACCGAAGCCAACCGCGCGCTCGACGCCCAGAAGAACAAGCTCTCTGAAGTCGTCGACCGACAAAAGCGGTTCGCCAAGGCGGGCGGCATAATCTCGAAGGGCGGCGGCCGTGCGGGCAAGGCTCTGGCTGTGGGCGCGGCTTCTGGCGCGGCGGCTCTAGGCGCTGAGCGTGTTGTCGAGGCTCAAGCGCGACCGGCGATGAGCTACGAGGACGCCATCGCCGATGTGAAGAAGGTCGTCGATTTCCGCAATGCGCGAGAAGCCGAGCAATTCAGCACCCGCCTCTTGGACGCCAGCACGAACATACCCGGAATGAGCGCCGTCGATATGGCGAACATTTCAGCCACCGCAGCCAGATCGCAGATCCCCAAGGGCGAGTTGATTGGCTTCTCGGAGGACGCCGCCAAAATGGGCGTGGCCTTCGACGTTTCCGCCGAAGACGCCGGCGCCATGATGGCGACCTGGCGCACGGCGTTCGATCTCACGCAGCCCAAGGTCAAGGAGCTGGCCGACCAGATCAACGCCCTCACCAACAACTTCGGCGGCGACGCCGGTCGTGTCTCGGGCATCGTCACCCGCATCGGGGCGCTCGGCGAGGTGGCAGGGGTCAGCGCCGCCCAGACAGCGGCCATGGGCGCCATGCTCGACAAGCTCGGCGTTCAGGAAGAGACCAGCGCCACCGGCATCAAGAACCTCCTATTGACCCTGACCAAGGGCTCGGCGGCCACCAAAGACCAGCAGCAGGCGTTCAAGTCGCTTGGTCTCGATGCCGTCCAGGTGTCCAAGGACATGCAGACCAACGCCGGCGCAACCATCCAGTCGGTGCTCGAGAAGATCGGTAAGCTGCCCAAGGCTCAGCAAGCTGGCCTGTTGACCGACTTGTTTGGATCGGAGTCTGTGGCGGCGATCGCGCCGATGCTGACCCAGCTCGACCAGCTAAAGGCAAGATTGCAGCTAGTGGGCGACAAGACCGCCTTCGCAGGCTCCATGAACAAGGAGTACCTCGCGCGGATCGCCACCACCACGGGCGCCGTTGGCCTGGCCAAGAACGGGCTCGAGGCGGTCAACATCGAGATGGGCCAGAAGCTCCTGCCGATCATTTCGGAGGGGGCAGTCAAGGTAGCGGGGATCGCGAAGAACTTCCGCGCCTGGACCAAGGAACACCCCAAGCTGGCCGAGTTCATGTCCAAAGGTGCGCTTTGGGTCGGGATCTTCCTCGCGGCGATCGCGGCGATCGCGGTCATCGTTGTCCCGATCCTGGCCTTCATCGCCGCCTTGGGCGCAGCGGCCGCCGCGCTAGGTGTGACCATCGGCGCCGTCGCTGGGACCATAGGTCTGGTGATCGCGGCGATCGTGGCCGCCGTGCTGGGCGTGATCGCCGCGATCAAACTCTGGCATTGGCTGGGCCCGTTCGTCGGAAAGATATGGTCGGGGATCGTCGACCGCATCCGGCAAGCGGTTTCCTTCATGAAGGGGCTTGCCGGGGTGTTTGTCGAAGCCGGTCGCCACCTGATGGACGGTCTGGTCCAGGGCCTGAGGAAGGGGCTGGGAGGCGTCAAGGACGCGATCTTCGACGCCGGATCCAAGGTCATCGGCTGGTTCAAGCAGAAATTGGGCATCCACTCGCCGTCGCGGGTCTTCGCCGGCCTCGGCGGCTTCGTCATGGCCGGCCTCGACAACGGTCTGCGCGACGGCCAGGCCGGGCCTCTG